GTTGCGACTCACCCAAATGCACCTATTAAAAATAAGGATACAAACAAAAACGCTATAGATTATTTAGGAAAACACTTAACCAAGTGTACTGATTTTAAAGTACCATCAGTAAAAAATGTTAAAGCCATATGGTTTGGATTCGAGAATAAGAGTGAATATTTAAACATTTCAGAAATCGAAGTATACTCGGGTGGTGTAAATATAGTGAAAGATTGGGATGGAAGTCAGGTAACAGAAAAAAACAGTGCTGATACCGATCATGGACCAAAAAAATTATTTGATGGAGTATTAGATGGTTCACCTATGTACCATAGTGGACCTGGAGATAATAATTATGTTAAAATAGATTTGGATAAAGAATACGATATAGAAAAAGTTAGAGTGGTTAACAGAGAACATTGTGGAAATGCAAATACAGATGATAATGACACCAATAACGACAAGGACGGTTGGTGTAATAATAGATGGGAAAGTGCAGTTCTTAAACTTATAGGTTCTGATGGAACAGTATTAAAAAAGAGCGAAGCGATAACTTCTACCGATACAGCCGCCGGAGCTAAAACATATTATTTTATTTAAAGATGTGAAACACTTAAATATAAATGACATACACGCGAAATATAGAACTCCTTTCGGCGGTAACGTCACTCATACCCATGCTCGTTTCGGCATTCTTCCCGTTAAATTACGCGTCTGTGGCGTGTATATTACACTGTCCGTTTAAGTGTAGGTACCATATATATAACGCATTTAATGCGAATAAGTATAGAAGCCAATTAGTATACAAAAGGTACAGATCGTTCGTACACGTTGGGTTTGTACTACTCCATTACGCGTGGAATGATAGGATTAGATTCTTATACACACTTTTTAATTTACTCGCTATTTCGGTAATACGTATTTCCAACCCTCTAACCGATATCCGCGATATGAGATATATAAACTCATTTTCGGTTATAGGTATTTTCAATTCAATAATATACATATACCACGAAAGTAAAATGTATTTCATGTTATCTACATACTTCTATATTATGGCGTTTGTAATCAATGAAGATAAGTTATATGGCGGATTATCGGATAGTGTTGTAAACTTACTACTCGTCGTACCTCAATATTTATTACTCGCGAATTACAATACTTAATGATTATAGTATATAGTAAACTATGAAAGAAACCCATAAATTCAAAATAACGGATACCACAACACCAAATGACATGGATTCCTTTTTTTATGACGTATGGTCCCGAAACGCGAGTGTTTATATTTTATTAGATACAACATCGTGTAAAAAAGTATCGTTAACGCGAATACTTTCAATTAAAAGTGTTCTAAACAAACACAGAAACAATTCAAAAAGGTATATAGATCATACAACAATACTAGTAAAATCACGTTTAGTTAAAAATATATTAAGCGTAGGTTTATCTATACTAAGAACCGAACGACCGGTTTATATCACGACACTTTAATTATATAGAACACGTACTGTATGTGAAATATAATTAATTAATTTAGTAAGACGACAAAAACGTCCCATTTTCGTCAATGATGAGTTCACCCCTATCGGATAACATACGTCTATTCACCATGTGTTGTTCCTTAACATCGTCCTTGTTTTGTCCGACGTATGGTACGGCGTAGCCTTGTTCACACATCCATTTGTTTACGTTCGTCCAAACCCCATCTTCAAATACCCACAATTCACCGAGTGCGCGTCCGTATTTACCGACTGAGTCGCGTTCTTGGCACCGTAATTCAATTTCACAATCGTCCTTATCGGATTCGACCGCTTTCGTCACCCAGTTTAAGATCTTCTTCTTGGCGTGTTTCCCGTAAACCTTTTCGGTCAAATCACGCGTTCGCGATTCTTCGGTATCGATACCGAGCAATCGTACGCGTTGGCGGATGAGTACATCGAAACCCAAATCGATAAGAACGTCAACGGTATCACCGTCAACGACTTTCGAACACGAGTCGATTTTGTATTTGAATTCACAGGGTTTTTGGTCGTAGGTCGTCATTGTTATATAGAGTATATTGGTTTAATCTTTAATTACAATTTTCTATTATTATCGAATTCACGGTGACATTCTTCGCATAAAGTAGCGATCGGGTAGACTTTGTGTAATTCTATAAATTTTCTAAGAAAAATATCAGAATGATAACCACCACCCGTGTATGATTCTGATATAGCTATTTTGAGTATTTCGGGTCTATCTTTTACTGTGTGTGCTCGTGTTAACTTCTTACCGTTACATTTTTTATCACAACCACATTTCAAACACGTTGGTTCAGTTTTGAAAAAGGTATGTACCAAATTAGCAGCGTTAGCTTTTGAGTAATGCAAAATATTTTTAGTATTGGTATTTTTGGGGAATGTTACCCTATTTTTTTCGTCGATGATTTGGATTTTATTTTTTTGTAACTTCCCGTCTATGAAATTGGTACACTTTTTCTTCTCTACCTTAAACATACACGAATTAACGTTGCGTAAATTTTCAATGTCATCGTTTATATACCAATCTGATACAAGTTCACATAAATCATCCATTATTTCATCGTTGTTATCTTCAGTAATTTTCAAACACTTTGTTTCTTCATCACGTTCAAATTTATCACCCGTCGCTAAAAATCTATAAACTTCGATCATTGATCGGAACCGTGTACCATTAGGTGAAAAATAGTAATTGTCGGTCACACCTTCGGATTTACCAGACTTTCGGGTTTCAATCTTTACATACCAATCATTATTTATCACATTCCCCTTATCTTTGAGGTATGTCTTAAGTTTATTAAGTACCTTTTCATTTTCAGATAACATGGTTATTTATTTTATATTTTTTAAAAAGACGGTATAACTTAAGTCTTTTTAAAACCTTTTTATACATGAAAAACTATTTAATCTTTAATAGTTTAGAGAGATGAAACAAATATTATCAAGGAATTATGGATAGTATAGTAGAAGAATTGAGACGTATGAGATGTGATATTGGTAAATTACATAAACTCTTTAATGAAAACTATGTGTGTCAAGAAGTGGCGAAAGAACGTAAAGGATCCATCTGTTCCGTAAATGGTCAACAATATGAGAATCTATGTTATGAAAATATAAAACATAGCTCTAAAATTGTAAAACAAGGTGGTGGATCTTCACATAATCCGGATATATATACGCAAAATGGACATATTGAGTGTAAACCGGGAAATTCTCCAGATTGGGGACAATCTACACTTAAATGGAAAGAAGGGTTATGGGTACCGACGAATGAACTTTTTCAAAAGTATATGGATAGAGTGATATTTAAACCACCACCGTTTTTAACCAATAAGGATATGACACACGCGGAATGGTTGGAAATTAAACACGATTATAAAGATGTATATTTGAGTGTAGGTGATCACGAAATTCAAAATTTCTATAGGAATAAGGGTTGTGCGTACATACAAATAAAAGGGTTCGGGTTGTATCATTTAGGAGAAGATACACTCGAGTTGGGAGTTCCAGAGTTTAAGATAGATCAAGAGATACGCATAAGGGCGAAGATTCATTCCAAGACTAAATCACAATTTTCTGTAACAGCCGCCTTTCAACCTTTAGATATTAGAACACTCAAACCGAGTGAATACTCTCTCGATGATAGAACACGTCTACCACCTAACCTATGATGACGATTTCAGATGAATCTTTACTTGCGTTCATTCCATAAGACCATTTTACTTCACGAATTTCGTAATTTTTATACAAATCCTTGATGTACTCACAATTATTATATGTCATTATCCAGTTTTTTCTTTTGTTTAAAACCCGAAAAAGTTTTTCGTGGTCGAAATTTTCATGCATGTCGCCATTTTTTCCGTACAATTTTGAATTTTCATTGAGATAATACGGTGGATCTAAAAATATAAGACCTTTCTTACCCTTTAAAAAAGTTTCAAAATCTAAATTATGAAATTCTATATCGGTTAAATTGAGATCTTTTATGCGCTGTATTGAACTTTCCGTAAACCTTTTTTTAGAAGATTCTAATGAAAATCCACCCGAAAGTGTAGCACCACTAAACGAACATCTATTAATAACAAAATATTTATACCCCTGTAAAAGTGTGTCAGGTTCGTCCATTATGGTATCTCGCATGGTACTAAAAATATCTTTTGAAACGGTACCCAAAATTTCTGTAAGTTTAGAACAAAGCTCTTTATTGTACATTTGTACAGATTTCCAAAACGATACGAGTGGTTTAAATTTATCGTTTACGATAAGTTTTGAACCATACTTAGTGGACATGAAAAATTCAAATGAACCACCGCCGAAAAAAGGTGAAATTACGAGAGATGTATCGAACTTTTTATCAGTAACGATATCATCCAAAATTTTACATGCGCGTGTTTTACCACCGGGGTATCTAAGGGGTGATTTCATATAATTTATATTACGTTTATTTTTTTAATATATTTATTAAATTCTTCTAATTTTAGTTAACTCATTACAAAGTTTCAAATAGTCACCTTCGGGTATGATATTTGAATTTTTGTCCAGAATTTCCATGATATTTTGTGTCGGTAATAACATGGCAGGGTTGATTTCATATTCACTTTCATCGTCGGAAGTATCTATCGAATCAGAACGTAACCAAGGTGTACCAGTAATTCTTCCCGAATACCTATATTTTTCTCGGATTTCGTCGTGAAAATCTTCAATCGTTCTAAAAAGATCGTGTTGGTTCCAAAATGTACCATCCAATTGTGAAACGTAACTCATATCTACTTCAACATATTTTGAATTTTTATCAACTCCGAGAATGACGTTATTCTTGCTGAACATGTTAAAAAGAGATATAGGTTCTATATACCCACCACCATTCGGAATACGTGAATTTTTGTTGTCATACACAGCTACATAATTATACGAAATCACTGGTGTGGCTGTAATCTCGATATGTTCGGTTGGTCCAGGTATACCACCGTTACATTCTTCATACTTGACAATTACACAAATGTGACAATCTTTGTTTGTGTTAGGTATAGTTGTTCGGACAAGGTTTGAAACAAAATTAGTCGTATTCATTTTAATTTTTTATTATTTTGAATATGACGATGCAACTTAAGTCTTTTTCAAACCTTTTTTATAGAGTAAAAAATATTAGAAAAAAATGTTAAAAGGTCTCATAAAGGTTTTCAAACCTGTCTCACGGATTTTAGCCTTGACGGGCTAAACGATATCCTTTGCATGCCTTTTTGATAGAGAAAAAAATGATTTTACCCAACATTCTCAACATTTAAAACATTTGTCTTTTTTTCAAAAAGCTCTTTTTTTTTGTGTTTTTTTTAAGGTCTAAATTCCGTGGTACACAAATCCAAACCAATTTTATATACATATACATATACACTTATATTATTCAATCAATATTTAAACTACTATTACTAAATGAAATAAATAAATGTTTTAAACATTTATTTAAAATATATATATGAATTAAAAATTCTCAAAATTGTAGATAAATGTGGTCAATTAACGAGACAAACCATGTCCTTTTAATGTCTTTATGATAGAGTAAAAAAATACTTTAAAAATATGTTAAAGGTTTCACAAAGGTTTTAAAACCTGTCTCACGGATTTTAGCCCTGACGGGCTAAACGATACACTTTACATGTCTTTTTGATAGAGAAAAAAATGATTTTACCCAACATTCTCAACATTTAAAACATTTGTCTTTTTTTCAAAAAGCTCTTTTTTTTCGTACTTTTTTTCCGACCCAAATTCCGTGGTACACAAATCCAAACCAATTTTATATACATATACATATACACTTATATTATTCAATCAATATTTAAACTACTATTACTAAATGAAATAAATAAATGTTTTAAACATTTATTTAAAATATATATATGAATTAAAAATTCTTAAAAATTCTTAAAAATTCTTAAAAATTACGGTATAATTGAAACGTATTTTAAACCAATATTTTCTATAATCTATGTCTAAATTCCAAAGAATATTCATTATATTTTTTCAAAATATTTTCATATTTCTGTTTATATTCGACTAATTTTCTAGATGAATGTGTTAAAGAAGTATCAAGACTCTCGAAGTTACCTAAATTTATACTATCCGATATATGCATATTATACTTTAGTGATATTTCATCCAAAGCGTCTAACATTTCTTCGGCAAATTTTATACCTTCAATAATGTGTTTATGAATGTGTTTATTCGGTGGTAAATTATTAGCCATAGTGTTTTAAATATTAAATATTAAAATATTAACTAAGGTTAAGTATGTGGATGCTATTGTGTCGACCAATAATTATACCCTTAAAATTTTCCGAACAAACAACCATGGTTAGTACCGATATGTGTAAAATAGTAACGGTATCTCCTACAAACGATGAAAGTAGATATGTTATAGATATAGTTGAAGATGCACCTGAAATAAAAATAACACCGCCACAAGAATAAAAAATGAGGATATTATACCTAAGTTTTTTAAATATAAATAAATAATCAAAAATTAAGAATAAAATGGTAAAAACAAGATCACACACAAAAATCGTAAAAAACAAAAAACTTAAGCGTTGCGCTAAGATAGGCAGCGTGTTTTTACCGGAAAAACGGGGTTTTACCGTGGTAAAAAACACACCGGGGACTGGCAAGACAACGCACAAGCGATTCATCCGTGGTAATAAAAAAAATCATTTGAAACGGATAATGAAAAAGAAGCTAAAGTGTGCGCGCTATGAGTGCGAATCCGGTTTCGAAGTATCGGCTCACGTCACCTGCCAAAATGACGGTAGAGACTATATTGTGCCCATGTGCGCTCGATGTAACAACCCAAAAAGATATAAACCGTTTTGGGTCTCACCTTATATCGAAATGGCATCTATCGAAACCGTCTACAGTCAACATCCGTCAAAACCGATTGGCAAATTTGACATTTTGGTTTAAATTTATAATTTAAAGAGTAAATTGTTTAAATTATAAAATGGTAAAGGAGTATGCCGAACTCGTATACAAAAACCTTGGTCCCGGCTATAGCGAGTCTGTATATCATAAGGCATTTGAAGTCTTACTCCGAAAAAACGATATTCCATACGAAACGGAAAGAATAGTTCCTATAGATTTTATGGGACACAATGTAGGTAACTTACGCGCGGATTTGATTTTGAACGGTGAAATCGTACTCGAACTCAAAGCCGTGAAGAATATGACCGACGTAATGGTAACTCAAGCACAAAATTACTTGAAACTTACGGGGTTAAAACATTCGTACCTTATAAATTTCCCACCAACACCAAACGTTGAGTTAGAAATTAGATATGTTACTTTAAATTAATACTATTTTTACGTGTATTGAATAGATTTTTCCATTTTTGGAAGTTACTTTTTGTACCACCTTTATTTGGGTGTTTTATTAACGCACCTTTCCTGTATACCTTTTTTAAATTTGAAAGTGTTTTTGCATTTTTGAGTTGTTGTCCTAATGATTTTGATTTCTTAACAGCTTCCTCTTTCGCTTTCTTAACAACAGCTTCTTTTCGTCTTCTATTTTCATTTCTTTTTCTCACTGCTTCTAATTTTTCATTTTCTTTTCGTCTTCTATTTTCATTTCTTTTTCTCACTGCTTCTAATTTTTCATTTTCTTTTCGTCTTCTATTTTCATTTCTTTTTCTCACTGCTTCTAATTTTTCATTTTCTTCTCGTCTCCTTTTACTTATTCGAGGTGATTTTTTTGGTGAAGGTGAACTAGACTCAAAATCAAACCCAAACCCAAATGGACTAGACGGTGGTGAAACTTTAAATCTTTCCTGATACTCTTTAAAGTTTTTACCTGGATTTGTGTTGTTGTAGTATTCCTTAAAAGTTTCGTATTTGATTGGTGAAGACTTTCTCTTACCCGTGTTTTTGTATCTAACTCCTGGAGATCTTGCATAGTACTCATCATTATGATAGGGTACTGATAGACTATTACTCGTACTCATTAATATAAGTTATATTATTTTTCGGTTTCGGTATTCTGTTCTATCTGATTTATCATATACATAATAGGTATCATTTGGTATATTTTTTTCCATTCACTTTTTGACTCTTCATAATATGCCTTGGGGTCCTTAAGCCCTTCTTTTATAATTTCGTTTATCTTTTCTGTGTAGAACCTGATTTCTTCTAAACAGAAATTGTAATATGGGTCGCTCATTACTTATTATGAAACGCGTTTCTTTAAATATTTAACTTACTTTTTGGACTTTTGTTTTTTTAACATTTTTACGTTTTAATAAATAATCGTTCATTTCTTCAATCATACGATTTTTTTGTGACATCGTCGAGCGCCTTAAATTCGTCATCGAAAGTTTACGTGAGGCTGGATCAATCTTAGTTACATTTTTATTAAGTGGTAAGAGAGATTTAAGTTTTTTGGGAGTTACTTTTGTTTTATTTTGATTCGGTTTGTTTTTAGCAAATTCTTGTGCAACTTTTGCAACTGAAATATTGGTATTTGAACGAATTGTTTTACCACCCATTTATTATACACACGTATTTATTTTTTGGAAGTTTTCTTTTTTGGTGATACTTTTTTTTTCGTTTTGAATGGTGTTACCATAGTTTTAACATTTTTTGCCGATTTCCCGAGCGTGTTTGACATATTTCTTTGGGTTCGCGTGAGAGCTTTCCCTTCCTTTTGGAGCTGATTAAGAATGGCTGACAAAGCTTTTCTGAATTCTTTATCGGCTTGCATTTTTTATATTAAACGATATTTTAATATTACGGCTTTAATTTTTTTATAGCACCGTTAATTATATTCATTTCTCTCTGAAGTTCCGATTTTTTCATCATTAACCCAGCAATTCGGATATTTTTACGATTAACTGGTTTACGAACACTTGTTGTAGGTGTACGCATTTTTTTACCCATTATGAATGGGCTATTTGGGTGTTTGTTTCTAGTATTTTTAAAGAGTTCTGGTGTGTTTCTCTTTTTTATTGCAAAGTTTTTGAGCATGTTACTCAAACTGTTATATACAACACCTTGACGCAATGGGTTCTTTTTCGCCTTCGATTTTGTTTTTGGTTTTGGTTTTGGTGAATTTGGGAATTTATTATTCGTTTCCTTTTGTAACTTTTTAGAATTGTTATTACGCACTGGGAACTTATTATTCGTCATTTAGTATATATTTAGATTTTAAATCGTTGGTATATATTCCCATTTTAATGTTTTGCACATTTTCTTCCAAATAACATCTTGTTGATATAATTTTTCTTTTGATTTTAAGAGTGGAAAATATTTTAAGTATTTATCTTCGCTTAAAAGTTCACAGAATTTATAGAGCACGTAGGAGTAACTTAAAAAATTTTTACGTTCCGTCGGACAATTATCATCAAATGGTTTTTGTATATCCTTGAACATGATTCGTAATTTTTCCTCAAGTTCCTGTGGCATTTTCGGTGGTGATAGACCACTTAAAATATTTGTTATGTAAGGTACGTGTTCGTAATACTTATTAAGTTTAAGTTTTTTTAAGAGACCTCTAACTCGGGCGTGTGTAATTTCTTCAACCGTTTTTATTTTTATTTTTTTCAACTCGTTTCGCAATTCTTCTATAACTTCAATAGGTATATTAGTTGTTTCTTGTGCCTGAAACTGTGATAACCATTCGTTAAAATGATTTTCTCTTTTATATGAATAATTTACGATTTTTTCGGAAGTTTCCTGTTCTTCTCTATACGTCAACTCTTCACTTATAAGACAGGCTATAATCAAACCACATGATTCACATACGAGGTCACTTGTATTTGTAAAATGAAACACGTTACTGTCTGGACACGTGGGACACACTTCACGTTTCTTTTCTATAGGTCTATCGACGTTAACTTTTTCAACATCGATGAGATAATCATTGAATATATCTTTCCGTTGTAAACCTACGGTTTCTTTACAATTAAATATATTATTGGTAGAAATTTCCTGTTTTGAATCGATTGTATATTGATTCATATATGGCATACATTGTATTATATACTGTGACATTTCACTTTCATATAAATTTTTATTAGTAGGTTCTTTTTCTATTAGTTCTTTCCAATTTTGGACTTTGTTATTATACCTACTTAAAAAATTACCTTCCATATAATAACTATATAGAATGATGTTCAATCTTTTAACTACTGTTATTATTTGGGTATACGACAGTTTTAAATTTATAGTGAGTAAACCGGATTATAAAATTATACATACATCAATGGAATATTTCACTAATGAAATCATACCGGATGAAGATACGTTAGACAACTTCTGGTATGACGAGTATAGAGAGTGGGATGGTTATTCGATGTCACATTACAAATCTCTGAATGGAATAGATTATAAAAATACATCTATACCTGAAAATGTAGAAAAAACGATTATTCGGATAAAATATTGGTACAAGGATAAAGTGTACAAATACATAACGTATGATATGAACCACGAATGGCCACCTATAAAAAAACCTGGTATTACATTTAACATGCCAATGTCAAGTGTACATCTACTTGATTCGCACGATAAACCTGTAAGAGACCTATTAAATAAAATTAAAAGATACGCTGGACCAAGGAATGATTTTCATAACCAAAAAGTACTGATTAGAGATATGTTATATTACGATGAAGAAACTTTAAAAGAAGAGTATCCCACGATACGTTTAAAAAATATTATTGGGTTTGTAAAAAATATAGAGACATCTTCATCATATATTACAGATTTTCGGATACCTTAGTTGCCAAATAAAATTTTAAGTCTCCTAAATTTGCAACGTTATATTTTAAAATTAAAAACCTGTTTTGATCTTCTTGCATAATTTGAACCGTTGAACACATACCTGTTGCCTTTGTAAAAATGTTCATGTATCGAAGTGAATATATACCTGATATTTCAGGACTTTCTTCTATACATTGGATTATAGTTTCTTGATTTGCAAAGTCGCCGTTGCAATACAATTTTATAATATTTCCGACCCTTGTTATTTCAATATCGTTTCCTATATTGAACATATCTCTACATATTCTTTGAAAATCGGAAGATGGCATTGGTGTTATAGTTGTCATATTCATAGAGGGTACTTCAATTTGATTTTCATTTATATCGAGAAGCTTTAAATCGAATTTCGTACACGTTTTCTTAGTTTCGTTATGTATTTCTATGTGCATATATTCCCGACAATTTATTGATAATATAAGAACATCCGTATTGGATATAGATTTAAGCAGTTTAAATGTATTTGCTACGTTTATACCGGCTATAATTTCACTTTCACATTCGTATTCTTCAAAATTATCAGATGATAAAAACATATCTACGAGAGATGTTCTCGCGGTATCTAGAGTGACTATATACACTCCATCTGGTTTGAAATATATATTAACATCGTTAAGTATATCTTTGAGCACTTCGAAAGTTGATTTAAAAGCAGAAGCTTGTATAGTTGCTAACTTCATTTAGATTTAAAGTGTAATCATTTCTTTATACTAATTTTTAGTGTCCTGTGTATGTGAAGTATATGCTTCATTAACACTCTTATTTATCTTAGCTTCGAGTTCGGCTGTCATTGCGGGTTGTAAAGAAACACCATAATTATCAAGACCAAACATTTCATTTGTGTTTTCACCCTCTTCTAAAGTTGTCATATTACACTCACCGAATCCACACATTTCGAGTTCCTTAACCGGTAATAACGAATCTAACCAGTTTTTTATTTCATTACCTACTAAAAGTTTTCCATTTTTAGTTAACATTGTTGGTACCCTGCTTATTTTATTCCTATATTGAGGAGGTATACCACGTTCATTAATATTGTGATAAGATACAATGTTTTTCAATTGGTTATTTTTTTGTATATAATCGATTATATCCAAACTGTGGTTACAATGTGGGCTATATATCAAAAGTGACATTCTAAAATTACATAGTAAAAAAATATTGTGAATAAAATCACAGTAAATTAAAAAATAAAAATAACAATTAATACTAAATGAATAAGATCATTGTTGTTGTAGTCTTTCTCCTGGTAGTACTATACGTATCCAGGAGAGAGGAGAAATATGGTGGTAAAAATGACTTGTTCGAATCTGACGAACCAACACGATTGGCTGAATACAAGGAGACCGAGGATGCTATAGTTATAACACATGATCTAATGAACGAAATCGTTTTACAATCAAATAAAGCCATTTCTAAAAGAACGGGTTTATGTACTTATATTATCGAAACAACAAGCATGAAATTATATAAACACAAAACTACCGGTGGTAAAATTTTTAGATGTATGTTTATGGTCGCAAAATACGGTAACAAGGGTTTTGATTTTGGTTTTTCTATAGTCGTTGACGTTCGTGTTATAAACGAAGGTCCCCGATTAGAAGTTGCAGGTGTTGGTCAAAAAACACAAGATATTATAGAAGCAACTGAAAAAAGCATTAGAGATAAATTAGCCAAGGGTTTAGAAAATTTAAATGAAATAGACGAGATTATGCTTAAGAAGGATGAGAAAAATTTAATGAAATTTAAATCTGCTAATAAAGTCAAAATCGACGATAAACCAAAGGTTGCTATATTATCTATACGTTCTCAACCAATTGATGTACTTTTACCAGATAATGAGAAACCATTTATTAACCCAACAAAACCACAGGAATTTGAAGATTATTTACGCGTAAAGGGTAATGAGGTAGAGTATATTAAAAATACAGATTTGATTCAAAAACAAGTGACGAGTATTGAGGAAATGTATGGTGCCCCGAAAAAGGTTGAAGTCCCTGTAATACCACAAAAAAGAGTTGGAACTGGTTTGGTCGAAAAACTGAGGGATACTATCAAAAAAAATAAATTACTGTTATTGTAATGATCAGTATAGATGATATATCAAAAATAGCTGAAAAAAGAAATAAACTGAAAAAGGAAACGTATACGAAAATATATGAACAGATAACTAAGAAAATAAGACAATCTGTTGATATGGGTAATAAATATCTATTTGTACAAATACCTTCGTTTGTTATGGGGTATCCACATTTTGATAGAGTAAAAGCCATGCAATATATAATTAGACAGTTTCAAATAGGTGGGTTCATGGTGCAAATGGTTGGTGAATTTGAAATATGTATATCTTGGCGACCTACAAAAAGGAATAAGTCTAAAGAAGAAAATAATATAGAAGATGAATCATACGAAGATTTCCCAACACTCGTAAACTTAAAAAAAGCTGCGAATAAATACAGGACAGCGCGATAATTGGTTCATAAAAAAATTCCCCTCTATCATAAATGGATAACCTTAACATACTCGTAGAAGCTAAAAGAGAATATCTCGGACAGTTATGCATTCTCATGTGCCCGGTTATGATAGAGACGTTTGCAGAAATGTATGAAGAAGCATACAAATTATCTAAGGGGAGAAAGGTTCTTGTAATGTACCAAAAACTTCTCAAGGAAGTACCCAACTGGAGTGATGCCATGTCTAAACAACACTCCGATAACATAGCGAATAGATGTGCGTGGTTTAATGATTTACTCGCAGCAGTTTTCGTAAGTTGTGTAAAAATATTATCAGCTGTTCGATTAAGCAAAGATAACAAAAAAATATCACTTAAACTTCCTACAAATGAAGTGTTTATTCAGATGTGTCATAACAAAGCCGCTGAATCTTTGTATAATGATCCGTATATATACCACGAAGAACAAAACGAACATTCGAGAAATGACAAACTTTTTGAACGATTTTCGGTATGTGTAGAAAACGCTGTAAAAGAACTCATCCCTGTTCAACAAATTTTACAGACTTATATGTCTCAAACGCAAGAAGGACAAGATTTGGATTTAGGGGATGCCGAAGTATGTGATTCCGAAGATCCAGAACTTCTTGAAGGTGAACAAGAAGAAGTTGCGAGTGAACCATTTGAAAGTGAAACTCAAAACGAAATGCCTATGGAAAGTAATCAACCAGAAGAAATGGGTATGGGTATGGAAACGGATATGAATATGGGTGAACAACAAGAACAACAAGAACAACCCATGCAAATGTCTGACGGTGAAGAACATATGGAAACAAACGTAAATCAACCATCATCCTCCTTTTACAATAACGAATTCAAAACTATAAACACTAACGAAAGACAACAAGTACAAAACCGAGACGAAGGTGTTTTATTTCCAGATGCACCCGATGCCCATAGAAAAAAACCTCAATTATATTAAATGGAGTTCGAAGACTATTTAAGAGACCCAGCATGGGCCGGTATAATTTCCGGCTTTATCACAGCAGGATATATACATTTTAAAGCAAAATTAAATAACGAAGGTAAGCTCGCCATGAGTGCGTACACAAAACCAGCTGCACTTGTTGCAATATTAGTTTTTTTGATAGTATCTAACGGTTTGGGTAAGAAAGAGACTATATCATCTGAACCATTTTAAATATAACTTAAAGATAGTATTAGTATAATTATTATAAAAATGACTTCAGTAACAGCTTTCACTGAAATGATGGGTCAATTCATTGATGAATTGCAACAGACTTTCCCAGAAGAGAAAGGATTAAAAAAATGTAGATCTGCATTTGATCTTATGAAAGATACCAATCCAAGATTAGTCGTCGATGGTTTCATGTCTAATGTAATGCCGTATGCGGATAAAATTTCTTCAAAAGATGAAACATTTTTTATTAACGAATCTAAAAATCTCGATTTTATGAAAGGTGTTAACTTGAAAGAACATTGGGGAGGGTGTTCCGAAAACACAAAAGACGCTATCTGGCAGTATGTACAAACCCTCTATATGCTCGGTACAACTATTAAAACTATACCAGCCGAAACACTTAACATGATTGAAAAAGTTGCTAAGCAATGTGCTGATAATATGGGTGACGATGCCAATAGTATGGACGAAGCCCAACTTATGAAAACAATGCAAGGTATGCTCGGTGGAATGTTAGGCAACGGTAAAAAATAAACTCCTATTATATAAATGACATCGTGGTTCGACGATCCTAAACAACTCATTCGTTCAGATAAAGTTTTAAATTTTTGGCCATCCAGTACACAATCATCAGAAGAACGTGTAAATTCGGCAGCACGTTTTATAATTTATGCGACATGTATAATATATTTAATAAAAAGAGACGTGCGTATATTTGTTATAGGCGCCACTGCACTAGGTGTACTTTACATAATGGAAAAATCTAATATGGTTAAGGAATCCCTTGCCAGAATAAACCAACCAGAATACAAATACGGTCAGTGTCAAATGCCAACAAAAGATAATCCCATGGGAAATGTTCTCATGTCGGATTTTGGGGACAGACCAGATAGACCATCATCTTGTTATTACCCAACAGTACAAACAAGCGTTAATAATTTAGTAACTGACGGTGTTAAATATGGTCCAGCTCGATCGAGATCTTCAGCACCAGAACACCACAGAAATGCCATGTCTAGACAATTTGTATCTGTTCCAGACGTTGCGTTAACAGCCGATTCTCACTACGAGTTCATACATGGTAAGAGAGAACAAACGTGTAGACAAAATCCAGGTATGTGTAATCCAAATGCGAGAGGTGCACAACTCGAAGCATTCAGAGGTTTAGATCCAGATGGAGATTCTCGTGTTCATGGAAGTAGAGCACCAGCTAGCTTTTCCCCTTAAAAAATTGTTTTTTTTTACTTATTAGTAGATACTCGATTTGCTTAAACAAAATCTTTTGTAATAGTAAATGGCGTACCAACTCCAGCCAGGATTGAAAATAGTCGAAGACAAAGCTATTCCAAATACATGCGCGACTGAAGAGGTTTTTTTATACCCCCAGCCCAGTACACTAAACTATGGTTCATCGAGACCAAATACCATGTTATACGGAACTGCCCCATACATGGCAGGTAAGGGATCCCCAGCCCAATATATAGAGACAAGTGACATGCTTCGTCCACAATCAACGACAAGATTCAATAAGGTTTTGGCAAAGACTTATGAAAAAAATTTTCACCCACTTCAACATATCGAGTGTAAAGTTCCACTCCGAACTCAAAGTTACGAACCCGCGAGTACACGTGCCGATGTACAAAATGGTATGTTCGGTAAAAGGTACATGAATAAAAATGTTAATAAGAAATAAGAATGGCTGACCCATTATCGATTTTTGCGATTGCAGGATTAGTTTATGCAGGTCGTAAACTCAGTAAAAATTCAGAAGAACAATATACTCTTCAAGCTGCTCAAATAGCAGATCAAGTTGACGTTAGACCAGAATCTAATAGAAATGTAACTATAGACGACGATTTTTTGGGACAAACTTCACCCCTCGTAGAATCAGAATATATGTCTAAAACTGAAGTTTCGTCGTTCGGTGATATATCTCAACAAGGTAGATCATCGGGTGGTGAAGTCTTAGAAATGAGAAATAGAATGTATGATGGAGGAATTATGAATAACCTTTCACCAATTCAAAGAACAAATGTAGGTCCAGCCCTTGGTGTTGGTCCAGATGTACCCGCTATAGGTGGACATCACCAACTTTTACGTATTAACCCAGAAAATGTTGGTGCGTATAGATTAACAACTTTACCAGGGAGAAGTGGTCCCGCCTTTGACGGTAAAGGTGGTCGAAGAGGTATTGCTGGAGAATTAGGTCATAATAGACCAGAGAAAACTGCCTATCTCCCAGACCGTCTTCCAAATACGGGTGGTCGAGCACAGGGATTTTCAGGTAGAATAGCGCGAACTGAACACGAAAGAACAAAAAGAACAACAAACAGATCAGAAACTGGTTCTAGAACAGATACACTTTCTACAGCATCGGCAAAAAGAACAGTTTCGGCACTCACGAGAGCTGCTGAACCAACTAGAAACAAAAAGGATGGTAACATGGAAGCTTACCAATACCAAAATAATCCAGAACCGGGTATTCATAAATTTGCCCATGGTTATTTGAATTCTCCAGGTTCTAAAATCGGTGAAAAGCGTGTATATGGGGATGCATACACATCGAGTGAACTTGGTAAATACGGATTTAGACCAGATGATAGAAGAGGTAAAGCGGGTCGCGCACCTGGTCCAGGTCGTATGAATGTTCGTGCCGATCCACTTAACCAAGGTGGTATGGTTACGAGTGTTCGTTCTGATACAACACGTATAGATGGTCGTGTAAACTCGGCAGACGGTGGGTGGACACAGCATTACAAAAACAATGATTATCACCAATTCAATGCTTATAAAGGTAATCTTAACCCTAATAGTACCCAGGATGGTTTGGGGGTTGCTAAAAGACAACTCCAAAATAACCCCCTTTCGCATAGCCTCTGTTAAATAAAAATGAAAACATCAAGTTAAAACACTCATTAAAATAATACTCCGTTATTTTAATGAAGGTACATACCTTAGATATAGATAGTGGAGAACGCGACGCTGTATCTTATCCTAATCCAAGTGATTATATAGTTAATTTAAAAACGCCTATTTACAATGTTAGTAAAATATCATTAATATCAGCACGTATTCATAATAGTCAGTATCTCATAAACGATAGAAACAATACATTCACTATTAATAGTTCGTCTACTAATTATGATATAACAATACCAAATGGAAACTATGACGGTAAAGATTTAGCTTCAAATGTTGTTGTAAATTCAAATAGCATGTTATCTGCATCTACGTACGATAAAGATACGAATGCCATGACGTTTGAAGGTCCAAATCAGTTTAGTTTTGATTTCTATAACGGTAAAAATGGGTATAAATCAACCGTGAGTGGTAAAACAACACCACACGATGTATTAGGTCTAACTGCAAGTAACGTATTTTCTACATCCACTTCTCCTTTTAAAATGGAAACGGGTAGCGTTAATTTGCAAGGTGCAGATGCTATTATAGTAAAATTGAGCAGTGGTTCTGACGATTTTAATAAATCTATATTTTCAGATTTACCTTTTTACACTGGTCGAATACTTTTGTGTGGTGATGTTATAAATTATTCGGGTGTGGACGATGCTGTAGAACACAATTTTGATTCGGGTAAACACAAAACGATATCGAAGTTACGTGTTCAATTTTATTATAGTAGTAATAATCGTTTAATACCTTATAATTTTAGAAATGCAAATCATATATTAAAACTTGCCGTTACGTGTTCGACTGATAAATTTGTTAATATACCTAGATTATCTAATGAAGAAACAGATGAAGAAATTATATCTGAGACTTTGAAAACACCTATGAATATCCTCGAAAAAGAAGAAGAGGATAGTCATAAATGGGATGCATTTATATCTATATTTTTATTAGTTTCTATGGCAATATTTTTATTACTTATTATTAAAAAACCCCAAAAAGTTACTTCGTAATAGCGAAGACTGGTTGTTGTGGTCTTTGTACCTTAGAAGACACTCTGGACACCGCCAAGTAGACGAAGATGGACAAAAGAGTGGTGAATACGGCGGTGAGCGTGTAGTTCATGCCTCCGTTCTTGTTAACTTTGACAACTTGGTTGACGATCCATCTCACCAAATCGACCCACGAAAGGGCGGCGGCAAATGAGAAGCCGGCAACGATAGCGTTGAGGGATTGACCTTCGAGTTCACGGGCGACGAGCATAGCAGTTTCTTGAGCAGACATTTTTTATACTATAAATGTAGATTTTATTCTGGGAACAAAGTATCTTCGAATAAAATTTTTTTATACTTTTTAGTATTTTTTAAATAACCCTTAAGCATTTTAGGTTCACTGTCCCCTGAAGAACAAGATTCGCTTTCGGATTCGGTTTCAGTATCGGATTCACTTTCACTTTCACTTGAGCTACCACAAGTTATTTTAAAAAATGACGATTCGATGTTAGATCCCTCTGGATTAGAGGTGTTCATTACTATCTATAGCATTTTTTAACATGTGTTCTGTCGGGTTTTTCGGCACCCATTCTTTCCAATTATCATACGCCATGTTCATTTTAACAAACTTGTATTCTCTACCTGAATACCTTGTAAATTCAATATCTTCTTCTTCTTCATCTATAATTTCGAGTTCATCTTCACTATCCGTATCTTCGTCGTATATTTCTGGAAAAAGAGACCCTGTATTTTTACCTACTTGGTTCATAGCACAGTACTTCATAGCGTATTCCATGTCTTCGCCAAGAAGTGTATCTCTACCACACGCCTTTGCGTACCCTGCTGCAAGTACCATTGCCTGTTCTAAAACTGGTTGTATAATATTTAATGCTGAATCCTGTATTTGTTCCTGTATAAGTAGACTTGCATCATTTTCTTGTTGAAGTGTCATTTTAATAGAGTAATTTTGCAATACCGTTATCCACTTGGAGTATATTATAACTTTGTGCCAAAACTCTAAGTTCTCTTGCAGCCTCATTATCCGGTGTTGTTGTAAGTTTGAGTATTTGGTCTTTAATTAAACTGAAATTAACTTGCCCTGTTGGGTACCATCGTTCGGGTTCTAAAGCGAAACTATACGAATAGTACCTTCTAAATAGTTGTGTTCTTGTATGGTGTACACCGCTTTGAACCGCGCGTAAATTAATAACCTCACCAGCCGCTCCACTAATAACATCGGTATCGTCTAGTGTTAAAGAAAGTTTTTGTAAATTCTCAAAGTTCGTATATTCGTTAGTGGTACCAAATACTTGAAAAAGGGAATCGTAATCAAAATTAGTAACAAATACAGGAATAGGGTTCACAGAATAAAGATCTACCTTCCTAAGTCTTTGAATTATAAAAAAAAGTTCCTTTACGGGGTTTTTAAAATTAAGTCTGTGTGTTGTATTTACTACACTGTTTATATTTTCATCTTGGGGTATTATATCCTTAACTTCTTGAATTTGTGTAATTGCATAACTTGTTTTTTTAGATTTTATATTATCCTTTTCATCTTGCACTAACGATACCATTTCGGTCGTTATTTTCGCCTCTTTTATGAGACCTTTTGTTTGAAAATAATCACTCAAATAATAAACTTCACTATTTGCAGAGTGGTATCCCCATACACAATCACTAAGTTCTCTAAGTTTAATAACAATTTCAATTTCCTGTTTATCTATCGCAAATACAGGAATGGCAAGTTCGGGATTATTGTAAAAGTAAAAAGGAATATCGACGAAAAATTTCTGGTTAGATGTAGCGACTCCTAAATACCCTGCTATACTTGTATGTTTAACCTTTGTACCCGACAATTCTCCCGGAGGTTTTCCAATAAGTTTAGCAAGGTTTTCCTGTTTTGTATGCGATACGTAATTATCGAAATAAATCGCTAAAAAATCGCTCGGTATTCTTTGAATTGTTTTACCACCAATTAGTATTTCGGCATACTCAATAATAGCGTGTCCTATAGACTCGACGTATCCTATACCTTCAATATTGTTCACTAAATTCTGTTGTATGCTAGATAATTCAAATTTAAAACTCACGGTTTTAAGAAGATCACCTTGATCTTGTGGTATGGTACACCTTATAGTGTTACCAAATTCCACTTCACCTTCCACGTCTAAATCTGTAAAAAAAGGTGCAAAATTAGTATGTTTTTGAAAATTTTTTACGAAGTATGTGTATTCTGGATCATCCGTAAAAAAGGCGTCCTGTGGACCAGATATTTCTAATTGAACACGACCAGCCATTACTAGTATAACTCACTAAAATTTTAAACCACCAAGTCCGCTTTCTATTCTTAACACGTTATAGTTTACTCCATACACATACACTTTGTGACCAAAACTAGAGTCCGGTGTATCGAGTTCCATTTCGATTAAATTGTGTGCTATTCTACTCATATTAACTTGACCGGTCGGGTAATACGTTTCGGGTTTCATTGAAAAACTATACACACCGAAATTACCGTTTGTTATTCCCGTGTAATATTTCAATGGTTGTTCGTAACACAACATTAAAGTATCTGCGTCGATGATTTTATTATTGTTAAATTTCATGGTAACGTGTTTTATCGTTTCGTATTTATGTAGATCATCACTTATCGCTACAAAAAACATTTCCTTGACCGGGTGTTTAAAATTTAACATACCCGATTTTTTAGATACACCTGGGTTAAACTTAAACTGTGACATTTGAATTTGTGATATAACGTATTCGATTGGTCGCGTTTGTAAGAATCTTTTTTCATTCTCGGTTATGAAAAAGAAATCAGAAACCAGTGATACTTTTTTGATAGACGATGAAACATTTGGAGGTGGATCTGATATCGCATTGTTAGACCTTGTATATGTTACAACAACGTCGTCCAATTTTTTAAATTTTATTTCGACCTGAACTTGTTGTTTACTTAGTGCGCATACAGGTATTGCTAAACTTGGGTGCCTTAAAAAGTAAAAGGGTAATAAAATATTATAATCCCAATCGTACGATACATTTATGTAATTTCCATGTCCGGCTAAGAAGTAAAGGGTTTGTTTTATATCATCTTCGTTACTGTGTATATTGTTATACATGTATATGTAGTCCCCGGTCAAACGCTGTATAGTCTGACCACCGATACGTAAATCGGCGTATTCTATTATTTGAGCACCTATAGATTCTCTATAACTTACTATTTTAAGGTCTATTTGACCACCCATACCGGGGTGTACAGAACAGTAATAGTATAATGTCGATGGTGTACTTGAACTATATGTTGGTGTAAAAGTAACCGTAGCTGTACCCGGATTCGTAACACCCGTTGTATAATCTCCAGATAAAGGTACACTAAATCTATAAGCTTCACCACTAGACTGTCTCAGAGATACTTTACCTGGGTACGTTGTAGTATCAATACTATTCGGGAAAGCGTCAGTTGTATCGTTATCAGACCAGGTAAAGGGAGATACTTTCAAAAC